AGTTGTTATAGAAAGCTAGCTCATCAGTTCCTTCCAGAGTTTCAGTCAATACATTATATTTCATTTGGTAATGACACTCATAGTATCGTAAGCTTCTCTTGTTCTTGAACTCCCCAATGATTTCAAATTTAAAATTCTTCTTTCCAATCTTTTTTATATCTTCCAGCAGATGCTTGCTTGATCCCATATATGATTTCCAGTTTGATTCTGATTTTCTTTTTCTCTTTCTATAATTAAAATATTGTTTACATCCTATATAGGACTTGTTTGTTTTTAAATTAGTTATAATATAAACAAAACCAAACTGGGACAAGTCAGGGGTTGTCTTATAGAGCCAGTGCATTACTTACCATGCTGCTAACTCAGGAACTTCAGGCTCCTTATTAACCTGCACCAGATATCTTTTACCTTTTGCATATTGAAATACCCTGATGCCCTGACCTTGATTAGCATCCTTCCAGCACTCTCTCTTATGCCCACAATACATACAACCAAAATGAAGCTTAAGATTACCAGACTTCCCATCAGGAACAGGAGCATAACACCTGTCAGGAACAGTGGATCTAGCAACCATCTTTTTAAGATGCTTGACTCTTTCACCTGCATTGATCATCTCCATTGAATGAACCGGAGTAAGACATATCTCTCCTGTAGATTTATCTATGACCAGAAAAGCCGCCTCATTAACTCCGTTTGCTTCAGCATAGGCAGAGATCTGATCTATATAACCAAAGGGATCATCTTCCAGTAAGGTATTGCTTTTAAATTTATGAAAGCTTTTTCCTGAAGCACTCTTGCAATCCACCAGCATATCATCAATAAAGGAATCCTGATGTCCCACTACTCCTTCTACTTCAACTTCTTTCTGCTGGTCCGTTACCTTATGACCTGCAATGGAAGAACAGAGAAGCAGCAACTCTTCCAGTATGTATCCATAAAGAAATTTAATTCTTGTACTGGGTTTGAGAGCAGCCTCAGAAGCAGGAGTATTGACATCATACCAGAGTTGTCTATCAGGTTTCCCAATGGCTGACAATCTTAGATGTCCATTAACTCTGGGCTGTTCATACATAAACTGTTTGATATGAACCTTGAGCATTTCCCCAAAGGTATCTATATGTTTATCCACTTCCTCCTCACTCATGTCAATGGGATCAAGAGAAAATAAACTATAGATGTCTTCAACCAGAGTATCTATTTTTTTCATTTCATTAATTCCTGTTGTGTATGTTTTAATTTCCAGACCACAGGACACTGACTAGAATCAATTTGTCTAGCCATATATTCTGCCATAACTTTTTTTTTAGAATAATTTCTCGCAACATTTACAGAATCTGCTGAAGCAAAGGGCCATCTTTTACCACCTAAAGATAGTCCTCTCATCATGTGTACCCAAGGAATAGATCCATTCTTAGCTAAAGAATTAAACACTTCATCCATTCTTTTTTCCCAAGCCTTTGATCCCACTTTCCAATACTCTTTACTTGAACCAAAAGCAATTTTTCCAAATCCCAAATCAATTAATTTAAAAAGATGTTCTATAGATTCTGATAGATGCCAAACGACAGCGGCACAGTCCTTACGAAAGGGCCATTGATTTATTAATTCAAGATTGTCTTCTTCTTCACCATCAATAATGTCAGGAACAACAGCCCAGTGAGGATGTCCCAAGCGTGGTTCAACCCACTTATAAAACTTATTAAGGTTTATTTCAATACCCTTGGTAAAAAAACTATAAGCTCCGTTGTCCCACATAACGCTTTGACCTATATTAGAACAGATGTCTGCATCTCTATGATCAACAAAAGATACACAAAAATGTTTACCAGCCATTGTCCATAACTCTGAACGTGGAGTCAAGGGTGTTCCATGATAATGTATCATGACTTACACACTACCTTTATACCACTATGATACCCAACAGTTTTTACTCTTGCTGAAAGTTCTCTTGCTAAAGCAGTAGTGATATGCTCTTGAAAATCATTTTTATTTATCGTTTCTACTGCCATTAAAATATCCTCTACAGGAATAATTTTAGGTGATGTTATTTCAACATCATACAAGTCACCCAGATTATCTACTGGGCAACTTGCATTCAATTCAAAGCTATACCTTACGATCATTAACTAATTTCCAAACAACTATCGCACCAATCATTTTAGCAATAGTCATTAAAGCTGTGTTAAGAATTGAGAAATGACCAATCATTGCCAAAAATATTCCACTATCTAAGGGAGTAGATATGATACTTGAAATTAAAATCCTTTGAGCAAAAGGTTTTTTAGTCCATGTATAAATTCCCCAATCTGCAAATTCAGATATTATAAAAGCTGTTACTGAGGCTATAGCTACAAAAGGATCAGCCATAATATACGATAGAAGACCAGCAATGAGCATAGCTCCTATAACTTTGTGACCAATTTCCCGTTGTGCAAAGTCTCTAGCTACAAAAATTAACCCAACAGCTAATGAAAGAGGAGGAAACATTTCTCCAAATATCGGAACTAATGGAACAAAACTAAACCCAATATTAATTAAAACAATTAATATGATATACGAAATTGTATACTTATTAAGTTTTATAATGTTCATCTATCTATCCTTTAATAATTTATTAAAAAATGGAGAGTGACAAACCAACCATAGTCCACCACTCTCCAAGTCTCCTTTAGGGGTTAAGAAGCAAAGGGAATTTCTTGAGCTTCAGTGTTTACATAACCACCTTCAACCACATCAAAATCTTCGATCTGACTTCCAGTGTATTCAATAAAGTCTACTACCTGAACAGCAGCCAAGTCAGCAGAAACGCCAGACTTACCTGCATAGTTCCAATCATAAGGAACTGCCTTCACATTAACTACACTGCCGTTGGCAATCATCTTCCCATTCCACAGATTATTCTGTGAGTCTTTAACAATGGGAGCCTTGCGTTCAGTACCATCAGCCCTGTTCACTTTACGTTTAATCGTAACAAAATCTCCACGATCATCACCCTTGTTGTTGACGGGCAACCTAGCTGCTTCAATAGTATCACGATTGTCATCATTGACCTCAACCTGAATTGACCATACGGGATCAAACTTGGTATTGGGTTCAACGATACAGGCATAGTGACATTTACCTGTTATATAGATAGGATCGTTCATTTATGTTCTCCTTTAAAATCGTCACGCTGTTGTGACATGAAATGTTTACTAAGATTTTCTGTGAAGGCTTTCTCCTTTTCTGATTGTTTAATAAGTATAACATACTTTTTTAAAAATGTCAAGCACTTTTTTAAAATAATTTAATGTGTCTCTGCCCATGTGTTCCCAACCTTATATTCACAGTCAAGTGGACACTTCATGTCCAGTGTCATGGCTGTTTCCAGCATGGCATCCTTGGTTATCTTTCCAAATCTTTCCACATCTTTCTTGGCTACCTCAAACTGATACTCATCATGTACTGAAGCCACAAGCTTTACATCTACCCCTGTCGTTCTGATATGTTCATCCATGTGAACCAACCACTGCTTGCATACGATTGCTCCAGCCCCTTGAAGAAGAGTATTAAGACTAGCATGAGGTGATCTTATATGTAGGTTTCTCCCATCAAGAGCCTTGATTGGTCCCGCTTCAGCAGCCTCAGTAATATTATCCCTTAATGTTTTAAGCTTTGGCATATTGGATAAAAACTTGGCTGTGAGTTGGTATCCGGTCTTGGCATTCCCTCCCACTACCTTACCAATCTTGGCTGGTCCTGCTCCATAGAGAAAGGCATAGATGAAAGTCTTGGCCTGATCCCTGTCTGTTAATCCAGCAGCCTTCATGTTAGCTGTGTGTACATCACCTGTAAGAACCTCCTTGGTAAACTTGGGATCATTCATATAATGAGCCAGACAACGTAGCTCCAGACCGCTGGCATCTGTCCCTACCAAGACATGAGTATCAGGATTGGAAACTGTCCATAGTTCCCTGCACTCCTTTCCATAGGGAGAATAGGAGGCTGGCACCTGTGCCATGTTGGGAGAGTGGTGTGCCATCCTGCCTGTAATGGTCTTGAGTGTAAGCACCCTGCCTCTGACCCTCTCATCCTCCTGACATTCCTGTATCCAAGCCTTGAGCAAGCCCGTTCTTTTCTGTAGTAGAAAATATCTACTGAACATCTGAGCTTCCTTCATATCTATCTTGGATAGTATTTCTTCAGAGATAATAACATTTTCCTTGTCGGTGTAGTGTTCAGGCTTCCAACCAAGTTCCATCAGGCGTTCAGCTATCTGTTTCCTGCTGGCAATATTAAAGGGTGTACTCTTGGGTATCTTTTTAACAGGCGAGTAAGTGATGACAGGATCAAACATTTCTTCCGCATCTTTTTCAAGCTGGTGTTGTTCATCTTCAAGTCTGGCCAGTAAAAGCATTCCCTTCCTTATATTAAATGCAAACCCATTCTTCTGTTGCTGATCTATAATGGCCCTGACTTTTCTTTCCAGTTCATAAGAGCGTATGGAAAATTTCTTCCCTTCCCGTTCCATCCTCTTGGCAAGCTTACTGGTTAGCTCTGCATCCTTCTTACAATACTCCAGCATCTCTGGACTGTAGTGTTTAAACTCAGTCAGGTTTCCCTTGGGAAATTTAAGTTTTTCTCCCCATGCCTCAAGAGAATGTCCTCCCTCCCTGATGGGATTATATAATTGAGATTCAATAAGAGTGTCCCTGACCTGAGACAATTTAATATTGGAGCCTGTCAACCTGTTCAGTATGGGAGCATCAAAGCTGATACCATTGTGCATGATGAACTGATCTATCTGTCTGGCCCATTCAGCAAACTGATTACACTCTTCACCAACCCATGCCTTTTCCTTATCAGAGGCATAGGATCTGGCTACTATGCAATGTATTTTTGTAGCATCAATAGCGTCTGTTTCAATATCAACGACTGCCTTAATCATAAGTCATGTCCATTTGATAGACATCCCTGATATCAATGCAAAAAAACAATTCATTGGCTGGTGCAACCTCCCTTACTTCAGCATTCATAATAATATCAGCGGGTACATGCCATGCCTTTTTTAAATCTTTCCTGAAAATAATAAATGTAAAAAGTTCGCTGCTATATTTATCGTGCCATAAGTCAAGAGCCTTTTTATTTTTGTAGGATATCCTCAGTTCTTTCCATTCTTCAGGCCATGTACCTACCCATCCCTCCTTGACATCCACCATATAAAAAGCCTTCACTCCATTACTGTTCAGTCCTCCCTTTATATCAAACTCTCCATGAAGCCAATCCGATTCAATTATTAAATCAGGTATGTTCTTGGCCAACCATCCTGCCATATGATTGATTGAAGATACTTTCTTATCAGATTTTTTCTTCATTGTCAACCCCTTCTGTTATCTTTTTAAAATATTCACCAACCTGTATGACCTGATCTGGTGTAGCACTACTCATAATATTATTAGCTAATTTAGATACCCAATGAATATTACCTTTTATATATCCTAAGTCAGGAATAATTCTATCAATAGATGGAGAGTCATATGATCCTCCACCATTACTCTGTCCCTTCTTCATTTTAATTTTAAGTGCAGGACATTTGCCGTCTTCAGGCCAAATTTTAGATA